ATAGGAATATTTGAATATGATGTTCCAACAGGTTATACTGCTTTATCAACCAAAGGATTAAATTTATAATGGCATACACTACAATTAAAAAACCTTCGGATTATTTTAATACTGTTCTTTATACAGGTAATTATTCTACTCAATCTATTACAGGAGTTAATTTTCAACCAGATTTGGTTTGGATAAAATCAAGAAGTTCTGCCGAAAGTCATGTTTTAACTGATGTAATTAGAGGAACAGGTGGAAATCTTTATACTAATGCAAATTCTGCTGAAGATACTGGTGTAACAACTGGTGTTACATCATTTGATTCTGATGGATTTAGTTTAGGTGCAAATAATGGGTTTAATTCGTCTGGTAATACTTTCGCATCATGGAACTGGAAAGCAAATGGAACAGGTGTATCAAATACTGATGGAAGCATAACCTCAACTGTTAGTGCTAATACAACAAGTGGATTTAGTATTGTGTCTTGGACAGGTACAGGTTCAGCTCTTACAGTAGGTCATGGTTTAGGTGAAACACCAAAAATGATTATTGTTAAAAATAGAAGTTCATCACTAACTACTTGGCAAGTTTATCATCACAAATTAAGTTCAACACCAGAAACTTCATATATTTATTTACAATTAACTCAAGGTGCTAGACATAATTATCCTGGATTTTGGAATAGTACAGCACCAACATCAAGTTTTTTTAACATTGGAACAGATGGTGATGTAAATACATCTGGGGAAAATATGATTGCTTATTGTTTTGCAGAAAAAAAAGGCTTCAGCAAGTTTGGTTCTTATACTGGTAATGGTTCTACTGATGGAACATTTATTTATACAGGATTTAAGCCTGCATTTGTTATTCAAAAACAAAGTAGTGCAGATGGAGAGTCTTGGATGATGAAAGATAATAAAAGAGAAACAGGAAATCAAACAGACGCTAACTTATATCCTAATGCTACTAATGTAGAAGGAGATACAAATGGTATAGATTTATTATCAAATGGTTTTAAATGTAGAACAAGTAGTGCAGGTTCAAATACTTCTGGTGCAACATACATCTACATAGCATTTGCCGAAGAACCTTTAGTGGGAGATAACCCAGCAACAGCGAGGTAATATTATGACAAAAGCAAGAGATTTAGCAAATATTATATCTGGTGGATTTACAGCAGATGATATTCCAAACATTGATGCTAGTAAAATTACAAGTGGTACTTTTGCAGACGCAAGATTAAGTCAATCAAGTGTTCAACAATATGCAAGTACATTTGACGATAACAAAATTGTTAATGATATTTCTACACTTGCTTTAAGACAAGCTAGTGATGCAAACAGAAGTTCTTACAATACCAATTCACAATCAGTTGATGTATTTCAAGATAATACAGGTATTGATACGACTTCTAATGTTTTAAGAGATAATAATGAGTATGTTAGTTCAGCAAGTTTATCTGACCAATCACTAACAATAGACAGTTCAAATTACACAACTTATGTTGATAGTATTCAAGGCAGACAAATAAACAATAGCACACACAATATATACGAATTTACAAATTGGTCTTTATCTGACAATACAAGTTTATCAGGTTCTTGGGGTACAAAAGGTGCAAATATTTTTGCTAATAATAATAATAATACAGATTGGCAAGTTAATAACAATGTTGGACACACACCATCAAGCTATTATTTTCATGCAATAGGAATTAAATTAAATACTTCAGCTATGAATGGTTCTGGTCTTGCAGTTAGAGATTTCGGTTTAACTTGGAGAACTGGAGCTGGGAATTATTGGTGGACTATAATGGAAGGTGCTAACTCTGATAGTGGTATTACTGCATTTGATGATGTTTGGTCTTTAGGTGGTTGTCGTTTAAAAAGTGGAGATGGTGGAATTTCTAATGGTTCGTCTTATAGCCATTCATCAACAGGAAGTAATAATTTTGCAAATAATACTCAGAAAGCAAGTCACTTATGGATAAGACAATTTCATTATAGCGGTGCGGCAACTTATATGTACAATAATTTAAGTATTACAGGTTTAGCTTCATTATCGTCAGTAAATACAACAGGAAACTTCACAGGCACAACAATAACTGCACCATCAAGTGTATCTGAAATGGGTGCTATTATTACTTACCAAGATAATGCTGGTACTAACGCATTAAACACAGATATAGTTTTACAGTTATCAGCAGATGGTGGTTCTAATTATTCAACTGCCACACTTACTGCTTTACCAGATTTTTCTACAGGTATTAAAATGGCAAAAGTAAATGATTTAGCTGTAACTGCTGGAACACAATTAAAATATAAAATAAGTTTTGCTAACCAAGCTAGTGGAACTAAAGAAGCTAGAATTAGAGGAGTTGCTCTGCAATATTAATATGCCTAAAAAAAAATCAGCAACATCGTTAGTTCAACAAAGTGTAGGTATAAGACTATCTTCACATGAGAAGCTTTGTGCTGAGAGAATGGAGCAAATAAGAGACAGTATTAAAGACCTTCAAAAAGAAGTTAAATCATTAAGAGAAGAAGTATCAACTGGTAAAGGTATTGTTAGAGTTCTTGTATTCTTAGGAACTATAGCAGCAGCTATTATCGGATTTTTTCAATTCAAATAATCATGTCTAAAATAATAAGAAATCCAGGCGACTGGAAAGAGGATTGGTGTAACTTTAAACCAGATGAGTTTAGATGTAGCTGTTGCAACAGATTAGAAATAGCAGCTGATCTAATAGATCTATTACAGAAAGCCAGAGAAGCTCTAGGACCATTGGTTATTACTTCAGCCTATAGATGTGCCGATCATAACAGCAAGGTATCTTCTACAGGTCTTAATGGACCACATACGACTGCTTATGCTGTGGACCTACATGTATCTAATTCTCAACATAGAAAGCAGCTCCTCTCCTACTTTGCTAACAAAGTTTCTGGATTAGGAATTGCTAAAACTTTTATTCATATCGATTTATTAAATAACGATCTTGGCTTTGATGCCAGACCTAACTGTTGGTTATACTAATGTGGTTTAGTGCAATTAAATTAGCTGTCCAGGCTGGCAGCCATATCTACAAACAAAGACAAAAAACAAAAATGCTCATGGCAGATGCTGAGAGCAGACATGCAGAAAAATTAGCTAATGGAGAACTGGAATATAAAAAGGAAATTATTGCGTCTAATGATAAAGGTTGGAAGGATGAATTTGTACTTATTCTTGTATCTCTTCCTATTCTTTTATTGGTGTGGAGTGTCTTTAGCAACGATCCAAATATTAAGACAAAGTTAGATCTATTTTTTCAATACTTCAATGAGCTGCCAATGTGGTTTCAGATATTATTCGTATCTGTTGTTGGTGCAATCTATGGAATTAAAGGAACTGAATTAATTAAAAGAAAGTAATGGCAAAGCAGAAGTTCACACACTTTGTACCAAGAGAAAAAAAACCAAAATTAAGAAAACATAAGAAGCGACCTAACAAACATGAGAAGAGGCAGAAAGGTTTATGAGAGATGTTAAATCGTTAATCTCTTTTGCTGAACAGTTAGCTAAGAGACAAAAAGAATTAGAGCTTCAAAGAACTTTAAAAAAGGAAGTCAATATTGGAGCTAATGGCACACAAGATTACATAATTAAAAAAGGAAAAAACAAAGGCAAAAAGGCAGAGACATGAAGATAGATATTAAAACTTTAATTGGAATAACTGGATTTATATTAGCTGGTTTATCTGGATGGGTTTTAATCTCAATTGTTGAACTTAAAGAATTTACCAGAATGATGAATGGAGAACTGGTCCAAATTGATAAACAAATAGGAAGAGTTTATAATTACATAAACAGTACAGTTAAATCTCCAGCAGAGTAAAATGCCTAGAAAAAGAGATAAACAACCACCAAGAACTAGAAAATATTACAGATCCACAAAGAGTGGTGCTGGAATGACTAGAGCTGGTGTGAAGAAATATAGAAGAGATAATCCAGGTTCAAAATTAAAAACAGCTGTAACTGGCAAAGTTAAAAAAGGATCTAAGGCTGCTAAAAGAAGAAAGTCTTATTGTGCCAGATCAGCTGGTCAAATGAAGAGATTTCCAAAAGCTGCTAAAAATCCTAACTCAAGACTAAGACAAGCTAGACGCAGATGGAAATGCTAACTAACTAAAAACAACTAATCATACATGCGAAGAAAAACAGGATCTCAAGTTGAGGTAACTTGTAACTATTGTGGTTCTAAAACTGAAACATTCGTAGTCTCATATCCAGAATATTTTAGGTTTTGTAGAATACAAGTTGTAGGTAAAGAACCAGAGAAAGACTGCATGACTGATTATTATAGGAGCAAAAAAAATGTACAAAAAAAAGAAATCAAAAGCTTATTCTCACAAAAAGAAATCAGCTTTTAAGAAAAAGAAAAAGAAATAAAACAAATCACTTCGACAAAAATCCTACCTAAAAATATCCTACCTTTAAAAAAACGACTCTAAATTGTAGTGAATTTCAGCTATGAGATAATCCTAACTATGCTATAAGAGTAGTTGACTGGAAGTAGAGAATTTTAGTTTAGTGAATTTTTTTTCACTATTTGATTTACAGTTACTCTAAGGTGTTGTAAAAAACTTTTGTTTTACAAGTCATTCCTCGGTAGCTCAGTTGGTAGAGCAGTTGACTGTTAAAATCTGAAATTCCTAAGCTTGTGTTCTCTTTCCAGTTGTAAAACTAAAACGAAAGGAAACTAAAGCTAAATGTTCTTATTCTCTCATACAATATCGGAGAATAGTTTGTTCCTAATTTTCATTCACTATAATTCACTATCTCTCATAGTGAATAATAACTGTGGTTGTTATATTAGAGGAAATTACTATTGCAGAATAAGCTCATCTAGTTACTAGATAAATATGACTACATATAGAGTAACTCCGAAAAATGGTAAGTTTATCATCCAGAGAACATCTGATCGAAAAACTGTTTCAGCTGCTCCATTTTCGGATAGAAAAAAAGCTGAAGAAGCTATGCACAATATGATAGCTAAAGAAATGATTTCTGCCAATCCTGGTGGAACTATAACCTTCAATAACGCATTTAAAGAATTTGCTGCTTGGAAGTTAAGTCTCCATTCTGAAGAAGGTAGAATTGATAAACACTCTCTCCAAAGATATGACACAGAATATCGTTTGAGGATCTCCAAATACATGAACCCAAATGTGCTGCTTTCTGATTTTGGCATAACTGATATGGAGCAATACCTGGATAACTGTAAAGAGGCTGGCATCACTTTTAAGACAATGCGTAATTCTGTAAAAGATATTAAGCATTTTCTAAGAAGAGCTAATGCAGTTAATTTAAAGCCAAATCTTAGTATGCTTACATATAAAATTACAGATCATTTAGCTGTAATTCCAGAGGATGACGATCTCATTTATAGAAAAGAAGTAGATATAAATATTCTTGATGAGGATAAAGTCTCTGAAATAATGCAAGATCTTTATCAAGGCATGAAAGCTAAAGATCATAATGCAACTAATACATTTGCTATATTTTGTATGTTATTTTTCTTCGGATTAAGAGCTTCGGAATTATCTGGTATTAGAAAAGATGCTGTTGATCTTGATACTAGATTGTTGCACATCCAAGGTACTTGGAGAAATCACAAATGGAGAAATAAAACTAAAAACAGAGGTAGCAAAAGATCTATTGAAATAGATGATGATGCTATGAAATTTTTAGAAATGTGGATGTATTACAGATTGGAATATAAGCCAGATAATATTTATTTATTGGCTGGCAAAAATAATGGTCCATTAAGTTATCAATATATCTATGATCAAATTTGGAAAACTTATGCCAAACATGGTCTAGCAAATATTGAATATAAAAGAGGTGGTCATGTTAAAATTATTTCATCTCCACTTAAAGGTTATCCAACTAAAATTTTTAGGCATAGATTTGGATCACACCTAATAGCTGCTATGAACTCAAATCCTTTACTTGATAGAAATAGAGTTAAGAGATTAATTGGTCATACTAAATTTGATACTTCATCAGATGTGTATGGTAACAAAGAGATCAGAGGTACAGCTGAAGAAAGAAAAGCATTAGCTGAAGCAAAAGCTGCTGCAAACAAATCTAATATTTTCAGTAAAGTAGTAAATAATTAATAGGTATGTAAGGTCATGGAGGCTGCAAGATCGCAGTCTCTGTGGCTCTCAGAAAGAATTTTTTTCTTAAAAAACTCCAGCTCCTCTTAATACACCAAGTAAAGCGATTACAAACGCAGATAAGACAAGCATCCATATTCCATTGTCTTTGTCATTTTTCTTTTTACTCATAGATAATTTATAATAATAGAAGTAAGTATTAGCAACATTATAAAAGCTATTGGCATCACTTCTACTTTCGCAACAATTCTGCTTGTAAATTTTCCTTAAATATTGAGTTCTCTTTTTTTAAAGTAAATATTTCTTGTTTATATTTATCTATTTCTTTGTGCATCAAACCATTCATATAGGCATGTTGCTTTTCTATATTTTTAATTTCAGATAATTCTGTTTCCAGCTTTTCTATCTTTGCATTTAAAGCAGCAATTATATTTTGATTAGTTTTATCTAAGACTATTTTTTCTTTAATTTTGTTCTTGATTGCTTTTGTCTGCATCAGCATCCTCCAAAACTTCATCCATAACTAAGTCATACATTCCATTAGGATTTTCAATAAAAGCTATTTCTGCTTTTGTTTCTTTTATTATCTGTTTGCAATGATCTTTAGCTTGTTCCAATACTGATGATAAATTTGGAAAGTTAGATGGATATACTCCATAAATATATAGATCATTAATTGCAGCTGCTACTCTTGATAGACCTTGGTATCTTCTTTTAAGTCTCTGAACTTTACTATCAGTAGGTAAATTATAAGGAACTTTATTCATCTTGTTTCTTCCATTTTGTATTTTCAATTTTAATATTCAATTCTTTAACCTCCTGGAGAAGAGGCTCTGTTCCTTCAGTTGCTTTTGCCTCTGTTTCAAAAACTTCTTCAAGAACGAAAGCTGCTTCTCCTGTTGTTGTTTTAATAATTTTAGCCATTAGGTATTTCCAACTCATGTTGTTTAGTTATGCTTTCAACAACATTGCCTTTGTTGTTTAGAGATTGGACCAATGGCATTTGATTGGTTAAGCAAACTGATATGAGCTCTCTGCTCTCAAGATCCTTTGGTTGATGCCAAAAGCTGACCATGTATTTACAATCAGCATCTTGATAATCTTGCTTTTCAATATCTATGAAAACTTTTTCGGCTTTATATATCGCCATGACTAACCTCCTCTGCATCAAATCCTCTGTCTAATACTTCATAGTTTTTTGTATTTTCATGAATGTAGCTAGGATTAAGAATGTCATTTGGTGTAACTTTATAAAAATCTGCCAGTTGCTTTATTCTAAAAGCACATGGTAAATTTTTTCCATTCTCATATTTTTCAAGCTGTTGATATGTAATACCAAGATGAGCTGCTGGAACTTTCTGAGGCATAAACTGTGGTTGGTTCAATCTCAAAAATTTAATGTTAGCTCCAAGCATCTGAGCAAAATGTTTGGTTTCATCAGTCTTAACTCTGGACATCTTTAACCTCCATAAATTTTGCTATATCTTTTTTGATAATTTCAACATCAATCGCTGGAGATGCTGCTGCTGTTGCTTCAAAGCAAGCATCAGGCATTTGTTGGAACTTGGTATTCATGTTTAAGAAATAACAAGGCTTGTCATTTCTCTTCTTTATGTACCAAGCTGTATTGTCTAATCTTTTAAAAGCTCCAGTAGCTGGATTTAGGAATTGCTCTTTAGACATGGAGCAATAGCTTTTTCTTTTTTTACTCATATTAAATCCTCCATAAGTGAGTTTGTTAAGTATTGTTTAGCAAGAACTGAAATAATCCTTGCTGATATGTCTGGTGCGAACTTTATTGTTTCGCCATAATTCAATAACATTCTGATCTCTTCACTAATCAATTCCATCTTGTCGAAATTGCTGCACTCCATTTTTTGTTGAATAGAAAATGCAAGATTTGCAATTAGCTGTTCATGTTCATCAAGCTGTCTGTTTTTTTCACAGTTAGGAAAATGGATAATATTACTTTTGTAAATTTTTGATTTTTTCTTTTGATCGGTACTCATTTTTTAAATACTCCTTATATTCATTTCTAAATTCAGCATCTTTTTCAAAAGTTATCCGATGATTTAGCTCTTGGTTTAGTTTCCACTCCAAGTAACTCATCGGTATTAATCTCTTCTGATTTTTCTTTGTGCATGTCATGTGCTTGGACCAAATATGCTAAAGCATCATCGTAAGTATCTTCTTTGAACTTGTGTGTTGCTCTAATTAATTTTGCTTGTGCGTACAAAAGAGGAATGATCCATCCTGGAATATCTTTAACTAAATATTCATCCAAGAGGATGGACCAAGCAGCTGCAATTTTTTTCATATTGCGATTGAATGATCCATAATCCTCTTGTCTGGATTGTTCTAATTGCTCTAATCTTTTATTGAGATTTTTTCTTTGCATTAGATACGAAATCCTCATGTGCTTTTTGGATGAAGAACTCAACTGTCTTTGACATTGAGATCGGCAACTCAAACTTTTTCTGTGAAAGCTGTTCCAACATTTGGTAAGTCTTAATGTTGATAGCTACAGATTTGAATTTGTCTGGGTTCATTAAGCTTCTAACTCCGATGGATTGAATGAAGTATCAGCAGCTGTTGCTCCATCATCTTCAAGTCTTTCCACTCTGTAAAAAGTATAGAACTCAGTTCCTTCTGCCATCTTACCTTTGCCAGAAGCTTTTTGTTTATAAGCACCAAATCTGTGCTTCACTCCATCGACAACTATTGTGCCTGACATGTCGTAAGAACTTGGAGATTTTTTGTTTGTAGAAATAAACGCAGCTCCAAGATCTGGTCTTTCTTTTGCTTGTAATTGATCTGACATATTAAATAACTCCTTTGTTAATCAGATTGGTTTTAGTTGCTGTGAATTGCTCCATGAAACCTTGATAAGTGATCGGATTTTTAGATTTCAGTTCACTCAAAAAGTTTTTATTTTTGGAGATCCACTCTTGATAAGATCCTTTGTGTGAAACAGCATTTAATTCAGCTATTGCAGTTTGGATCTTTTTGTCTTGCTGCTCTATTGCAGTAGAAACTTCTTCAGCTGATGCAATTCCATCAGAAATAAATGCACAAAAAGCAAGAGCTCTTCCAACAGCAGATGTTTCGCTATTTTCCAATGCACTTGTTTGATTTATTCTTGAGGCTTTTCTATTCTCTTCAGAATGACCAGTTGATACATGCTTGCCATCAACATAAATGTCTGCTTGCATGACCACTTTATCTGCATCAATGTGAATTATTTTAGTTACAATATCTAATGATGTTCCAAGAACTCTTCTTGCAATAGCTACTCTTAATGCAACTGTTGCATAATTCTTGCCATGTATTGATATTGTTTGTCCATTTAACGACTTCTTAAATTCGTTATTAGCCTGGACCAGCTTATCTATATTAGCCATATTGTTATTACTCCTATTGTTAAAGCTATTGAGACAGTTTTGATAATTTGAATAAGAGCTGCTCTTCTCTTTTGACAAGCTTTATGCTGTCTATAAAAATCTTTGAAAAAATTATCGTAAGGCATTATCCGACCTTCCACATTTCTTTAGCTTGATTTAATAATTCTTCAGGCAATCCATTCCAGGCATAAGGATGATCAAAATTTGGATCAATCATAGCAACTGCATTTTCAATAATTTCTTCTCTTGTTAGATCTTGAAATTGTGCCAGGATTTTTTCTCTTCTCATGAAAGTTCTATTCATGATCTGAAGATTTTTTTGCATGCCTTCAACAGTTAGATGTTTGCAATTGACACTATCAAAAATAGTGTAACCACCATCTGTTGCATACAATAAATAAACAGGAACTTTAAAAGCATAGTGTGCTGCATAAACTGCACATTGTACTAAATGATTAAAGCTAGGTGTAGCTGGAGGCGAAACACGACTAAAAGACCTCGAACCATCTTTCTTTACTTTGCCAAGTTTTGAATACTTGGTTTTCAGTTCAATTATTTTATGTGGAAAGGCAGAGGAAAGCGAAACCTCTGTCGGATTTGCACCGATCACATTTTTTGAACCAAAATCAAAATCAATACGACCAACGATAGGAAGAAGAGGAAAGGACAAGTATGAAAGGAACTCTTCTCCACTATCATTTGGTATTGATATTTGTCGTTCACAAGTAACAGAAAAATCTGCTACACCTAACTTTGTAAGACCATCATTTGCATGACGAATAATATTTGGAAGCTCCTCCAAATACTGAATTTTTTTATCAGCATCTTTATCATCTACTGGTTCATATTCTTTAAATAATTCTACTTGCTCCTGGAGAGCATTATCGTATGAAATTTTTTCATTTTTACTTGGTGCAATTTTTTTAGTTAAAGGACTTAACTTCCAAATTGTTTCAGCATAAATTCTTTGAAGAGCATCTCCTACTCTCTTGCCACATTCCATAGCAGAGTTACTTTCAAACAGAGCTCTTCTTTGTTCTTGAGTTAAAACAACATATTTGAAAAGCCAGCTGCTGTCTGGAATTGAAAACTGAGTTGATGAGTAATGATTAATATTTAGTTTTTGAGCAAACTGTGGAAGTACATTTTCCTTTAAAGGATCTTCCAAAACTTTTTGTTTTAATAGCATAGATCCTCATATAGAGATCCTTGCCAAAAGTTTCAAAGCTAGTTGCCAAAATTGACAATATTACCTTTTTTACCTTTTTTACTTTTATTACTTTTTTGTTCTTCTTGATACTCTTGTTCGTATCTGTCTTGGAATAAATCTATTGGTGCATTAAAAATTTTTTGTTTGTAAGCAAAAATTTGATTGTAAATAAAAAAAGGTTTTGATCCTACTCTACCATGAGGCATTGGATCTTTTTTACATCTGTTTGAAGTTCTATGTTTAATAAAATTTGAAGTGAACTCTGGAAATAATATTTGTACTTGAGCTTTATTTAATTGAGCTGCTGGATTTTTTTTAACATAACTTAAAAGAGTTTTTACATCATAAACATAACTAATATTTACAACATGTTTATCTTTTGGTTTTCTACTCATGCTAATTTCTTTTTTAAATGTTCTGGAATTTTATCATTCTCTTTTTTAATATCTTGTATGTATTTTAATAATTTATTTTCCATTTCTTTAATTGCTTGCTGTTCAATTTTAGATTTTTCTTTTTGAAAATAATCGCTTTTAATTTCTTCTTTATATTTTTGTTCTCTAAGCATTTGACTTAATTTAAAATTCATTTCTTGTAATTTAGCTTGATGAACAAATAATTCTTTTGCTGCATTCATACTTTCATAATAATCATAATCTCTTTTCATTGCAGAAGGTCTTACAACAGCAGCTACAGGTGCAACAAAATCAAATGGACCAGTTATTAAAACTTTTTTTTCAGCTTCTGGTTCTGGATTAATTAATTTTTGAACTCCTTTCTCTACTTTAAAAATTCCAAACCAATATCTATGAGTATTTAATCCATATTGTTCAAAATCATCATGCACAGTTCCAACAACACAAAGTCTGTCGTTTAAAGAATTATCAGCAACATCTTTTTTATAATAATATGCGTAATGACCATGTAAGTGAGAACCAATAGAGTTTATTCTAATTGCAGTTATTCCAGCTCTAAAAATATCTCTTGGACATTCAACCATTTCTTCTTTGTTAGGCATGATTTGACCTGGGAAATAATCTTCATCCAAAGTATTCATTCCAAATAAATCAACTTGTCCCCAGAGACTACACATTTGTTTTTCAAACAATAAATCTACTGGATCACATTTTAATTGTTTTGCATATTCGATAGCTTTATCTAAAGATAATTTTCTATCGCCTTTTATCTCTCTAAATAAAACTGATCCATCAACATTAGTTTGCTTTTTAAATTTTTCTGGGTTCATTCCTTGATTATAAATTTCGTCAAAAAATCTATTTGATGATGCTCTTTTAAAAATTTCTCCATATTCATAATTAAATTTTGCTTTTGCATGTGCAAATTTTTTCATGAACATTTCTCTTTCGTTAGATCCATAATCTTTAACCATTTTTTGATAGACAGAAACTTCATCTCCATAAACTTTTCTTATCGCTGTCTTTGATTTTCCATTATGATCGTATCTAAAAGATGTTAGAACTTCGACATCTTCTTGAGGCATTAAAAGTGTGCCACCTTTTATAAAAGTAACTTTAATATCTTCTACAACTGATGTTATTGCACCTTCACTACTTTTTTCGTAAGGTTTAGACCAAGTTATCTTTAAATGTTTTTTGTAAGCTTTTTGGCTCATGATATAATTTAACGACTTTATATAATAAAACGACTTCATAATAAAATATAACGACTTCCTATACGATCTTGCCAATTTTGGCAATAGTTCTTGACAAATAATCTGGAAAATCTATTAGGCTTTAAATGGCTAGAAATGAGATATATCGTAAGGTTTTAAAGACACCATACTCAAAATGGCATAGATCCTTACATTCTGGAATAGCATATTCGGATATTGATAAAATTGCTCAATGTCCAGGCTGTGGAAAAGCCTTATTTATTGCAGATACTATTTTTAATCCTAATGATACCTACAAAACTAAGCCTTTTTACACAAAACAGGTCTATTTTGAGATCTCACAAGCTTTAAAAATACCTTATTTTGAAATTTACTACACAACAGTAGGAAGAGCTGATGATAGCGATTTAGAGAGAGTCTCTGTTCGATTAATCTATCCAAAAACAGGTCTTCTAAAACATATCAGTTTAACCAATTGGCAACATTACCTGGAGCATAAAGTATTGGAACATGGTCCAAGTTGTAGATCCAAAAAATACATTCTTAAAAGAATTAATGAAAAAGATAAACGCAACGAAACAATTTTAAACAAAGAAAAATATGTCAAAATTTTATCTAACTGATCCAAACATAAACACTTTACCTTTATCTGATATTCAATTCAGAATTTATCACTATTGCTGTTCCAACTATAATGTAAAAAAACATGAAGCTTTTATTCGTATTGTAAATATTGCTGGTCAATTCCAATTAACAAAAGATGAAGTTCAGCAGCATCTAATAGATCTATCTAAAATTAAACACCTGGAGCTGCCATTAATTTCAATAACACAAAAGCAATATATTTCTTTTGATATGCCAGCACATAAAAAGTTTTTAGAAAGTATTGGATTTAAAAAATATTCTAATTATGGATGGAGAGTTTTAAACAGTCATCTAAAAGAAATTAATTCGCCTGAAGAAAATAAAGTTTATCTCTATCCTAATCTGGACCAATACGAATTATTTGATCAGCTGGAAGATTTGCCAACTGAAGAATTATCAAAAATAAAATCAACTCAATTAAAATATCCATGGGTTCTAAAAAATGTCATCAAGAATAGAGCATAAGCTAGATCAATATCTTTTTGTAAGATCTAATGTAGTCAACATCTTAGCTGATGCTGCAAGAGCTGAGAGATATTTATCAAAACCAAATAATAAAAGATGTCCATCAATGTATAAATTACTTGAGACTTATTATGATCCAAAGGACTGGGGTTATCATGTAACTAAAGAATTAAAATTAAGAGCAACACCACAACAAATGCAAAATTATGATACTGCAATAGATCTGCTTTTAATGGTTGACGAAACAATAACAGATGAGCCAGTTTTGATGCGAAAGGTTATGTGGTTAAAGGCTAATAGAATGAAATGGACATCACTTGGAAAGTATTTTGGTATTCATAGATCAACCATCAAACGAATGTATGATAATGTATTAGATAGACTTATAAATAAAATAATTAAAGATTGTCTTGACATATTAGCCAAAAAATTTAATTAATTTACTTATCCTCAAATAATTTTAAAAATAAATTCACATCATAAAATCTTAGAGACTAGACAAATAATCCAGCGACTGTAAAATAATAAGCATCGCTTTTAAAACAGTATTGCTAAGTGCTGTTTTTATTTTTCTTTTTTTAATTTTTTTTCTTTTTTCCAACAGCAACATCATGGTTTGAATTTAAAACAGTTTGATGAGATATAAATTTAGATTGCAATGTGAGACATTAACAAAGCAAGGCAAAAGACCTTGCAATGCTCCAGGAATACTTTGCAAGAATGGAAGGATAAGATGTAGAGTTCATGGTGGAGCTTCTACTGGTCCTCTATCTGCCAAGACAAAAGCAATATCAGCTAAGAATATAATTAAATATAATGAGCAAAGAGCTAGTAATAACAAAGCAAATATCTGAAAAGATTTGCCAACAATTAATGACTGGTGTTCCTCTTGCTAGAATAGCAAAAGATAAGGACATGCCAGGCTTGACCAGAATTTATAAAGAGATCCAAAAGAATAAAGAGTTCTCTAATCAGATCCAGGAGAGCAGAAGGATCGGAGCACAAAGTTATATTGAAAATGCAATGGAAGAACTTGAGCATGCTGACAATCGAAACATAATGATTGTTAGAGAGAAAGTTCAGCTAGCCAAGTGGTTAGCATCTAAGCTCATTCCAGTTTATGGAGATAAGCAAGAGATTAAACAAGAGACTAAGATTGAGATAGCTTGGTCATCTAATAAAGATAATGTAGTTGATGTAACTCCAGACGATGCTGAGATGGTTATTACAGAGGCTGCGAAAACTTAGGTCTTGCGTCATGAGGTTTGGATCTAAAGATTAATTCACTACTATTCACTACATTGCTTTTATTTTTTAAGTATATCAAGCTAGAGTAGTTGACTGTCCATCATTAGATTGTCGAAAATCTGGAGAAAACAAAAGTCATTTTTCTGTAAAGGACCACACCTCAAAACTTGGTACGCAATATAGATACGATTAATTACAGGTGCAACACAGACACAAACAGATGAACAGAAAAAAAGATAACATTAAAGATAAATATAAAAACTTATCTGCAACAAGTTTCACTACTTACAACAATGAGCTAGTTATAAGCTTTGATGGTTTTGCCAATCAAGAGGATATTGTTGAGTTCGCTGATTTTGTATTTGCTAAAATTAAAATGAAATATTGGCATGCTGATAAAGTTCCAACATTTCACTAATGAAGATAACAATACCTTATACACCAAGGAAGCAACAAGATTATATTCATAATCAGTTGGAAAAGTTTAGGTACAGCCTACTCTGTTGTCATAGAAGATTTGGAAAAACAGTTATGTGCATTAATCATTTGATTAAAGCTGCCATGACTTGTCAAAACCACAATCCAAGGTTTGCCTATATAGCTCCTACTTATGGTCAAGCAAAGAAAATAGCTTTTGATTATTTAAAACAATATACAAAAGATATTCCTGGTACAAAGTATAACGAAACAGAATTAAGATGCGATTTAATTAATGGTGCAAGGATTATGCTGTTGTCATCTGAAAATCCAGATAGCATCAGAGGTATTTACCTTGATGGAGTTATAATAGACGAAACTGCACAAATTAATCCAACTCTTATTAATGAAGTAATAACACCAGCTCTGTCTGACAGAAAAGGTTTTATGATCCTGGTTGGAACACCAAAAGGTATGGCTAATCTGTTTTATGATTACTACCAAAAAGCTCAATCAGATCCTAAATGGTTTTTATATAAAGCTAAAGCTAGCGAAACTGGCATAGTTGATAAAGAAGAATTAGATGCAGCATTAGCTGTGATGGGCTCACAAAAGTATGAGCAAGAATTTGAATGTTCTTTTATTGGTAATATTCAAGGATCTATATATGGCGATCTTATTGCTACTTTGGATGACAAAAAGCAAATAACCAGAGTGCCAGTAAATCCAAGTTATCCAGTTAATACAGCCTGGGATCTTGGTTATAATGATCAAACTGCAATAATATTCTTTCAGCAAATTGGACATCAAATCCATATTGTTGATTACTATGAAAATAAGAATGAGGCTTTTCCTCATTATGCTCAAGTCATTAAAGAGAAGGATTACATAATAGAGCATAACTATGGTCCACATGATTTGGATCAGACAGAATTTGGAACAGGAAAAACTAGAAGAGAAACAGCCTACCAAATGGGTTTAAGATTTAGAGTAGCTCCAAGAATGGCAATTGAAGATGGTATTCATGCAGTCAAAATGATTTTGCCTAGATGTCTTATTGATGTCGATAACTGCTCAAAATTAATAAATGCTCTTAGACATTATCACAGAAAATTTAGTGATAAGGAAAGAGTTTATAAAATTAAACCAGTTCATGATTGGTCTTCACATGCAGCAGATGCTCTAAGAACTTTAGCTGTTGGACTACAAGAACAAAAAATTAAAAACAATAATAGACAACAAGTTGTCGATACAAATTATGAGGTACTATAATGGGATCAATATTTAAAGCTCCAAAAATGCCAGCTCCTCCTCCGATGGTAGCACCACCAGAGCCAGATTTTTCTTATGAAGATGAAGCAAGAGAAAGACAAGCTGCTGAAGATGAGAGAAGAAGAAATAGAAATCGTAAAGGTCGTAGATCTACAATTTTAAATACATCTAAAGGCTTAGATGAAATTGGAGATGAAAATATTAACAAGAAAACTTTATTAGGAGGATAATATTATGGGTGGATTTTCGCCAGTTAGAAAAATTGCAAAAGTTACAAAACTCAAAGATATGGAACAACCAAAAGTGCCAGCTCAGATGGATAATTCAGATGTAAAATCTGATTTAATAAATGCTGACAAGACAGCTCCAACTTCAATTGAGATGAACCAGGATGAAGATATTTTAAAAAGAAAGAAGAGAGGCAGAAGATCAACTGTCTTATCTTCAATTACAGGAGATACTTCAAAACCAGAGCTCTCATCGAAAACATTGTTAGGATAATCATGAGCTTATACAGAAATATAAATAAAAGAAAAAAAGCTGGAACTTCCAGACCAAAATCAAAATCAACTATATCAGCTAAAGCATATAAAAATATGAAAGCTGGTTTTCCGAATAGCAAAAAGAATAAAGCTAAAAGAAAAAGAAAAGCTAAGAAAAGATAATGCAATCACAAGAATTTAGGTCTTTAGCAAAACAGCTCAAAGATAACCTGTCTAGGTTAATGGAGAAACGATCCAACTGGGAAAACCATTGGCAAGAAGTTTCTGATTACATGTTACCTAGAAAAGCAGAGATAACCAAAGAACGAGCAAGAGGCGACAAAAGACATACATTAATATTTGATGCAACAGCGATCCATGCTCTTGAATTACTGGCAGCATCTCTGCATGGCATGTTGACGAGTTCAGCGAATAAGTGGTTTTCACTTAGATTTAAAGAAACCGAACTTAATTCATTGGATGAAGCTAAAGAATGGTTAGAGGATGCTACATCAAGAATGTATGATGTAATTGCAAAATCTAACTTTCAACAAGAAATCTTTGAGTGCTACCATGACCTAATAGCATTTGGTACTTCATGCTTAATGATCGAAGAAGATCAAGACGATATAATTAATTTTTCTGCAAGACACATAAAAGAAATTTATATCCAAGAAAATAAAAAAGGATTTGTTGATACTATTTATCGTAGATTTAAAATGCCAGCACAAGCAGTTGCTGATAAATTTGGTATTGATAATGTTTCAAAAGAAATTTCAAACAAAATAAAAAAAACTCCATTTGATGATGTTGAGTTAGTTCATGTTGTAAGACCAAGATATGATTTTGATCCACAGAAGTTGGATAAAAAGAATATGCCATTTCAATCTATTTATTTTGAATATGGCTCTGGACACATAATTAAAATTGGTGGCTTCAAAGAAAATCCTTATGTCATTCCAAGATACTTAAAAGCTTCAACAGAAGTTTATGGAAGATCTCCAGGAATGAATGCTTTACCAGATGTTAAAGTTTTAAATAAAATGGTAGAGAATAGTTTAAAGGCTGCTGCCAAACAAATTGATCCTCCTCTACTCATTCCAGATGATGGAATGTTAGCACCAGTAAGAATGTCTCCTGGATCTATTAATTATTATAGAGCTGGATCAAGAGATAGAATTGAACCATTAAATATCAATGCAAACAATGCAACTACTCTTAATTCTGAAAATCAAAGAAGAGATGCGATTGTTAAAATGTTTCATGTTGATCAGTTAGTTATTTCTGAAAATAGAAATATGACTGCAACTGAAGTAGTCCAAAGACAAGAAGAGAAAATGAGAATACTTGGACCTGTTCTTGGAAGATTACAGTCTGAATTGTTATCTCCATTGATAATTAGAATTTTTAATATCTTATTAAGAAATGGTTTATTTTTACCAGCTCCAGAAATTTTAAGATCTCAAGAATTAAATATCGAATATGTATCTCCAATGGCATTAGCTCAAAGATCTCAAGAACTACAATCTATCATGAGAGGATTGGAGTTATTTGGATCTATGGCACAAGCAATGCCAGTTATGGATTACATAGATGAAAATGGATTTATAAAACAGGTCATCGATATATTAGGTTTGCCAGCTAAAATGATTAAATCAGATGCTCAAGTTCAAGAGATTAGACAACAAAGAGCAGCTCAAGAACAACAACAAATGGAAATGCAGCAACAAATGGCTGAAACTGAAATGGCTAAGAATGCAGCTCCATTAGCAAAAGTAGTTCAAGATGGATCACAATAAGGAAGTAGAAAAAAAATTAAAACAATTAAAAGCTGATTACAAATTTGTATTTGGATCAGATGAAGGCAAAAGAGTTTTAGACGACATCTCTATAAGATGTCATGAGAGTTCGACAACTTTCTCAAAAGATAACAGTCATGAGACTGCATTCCTTGAAGGACAAAGATCAATCGCTTTGTTCATTAAAGCAATGCTTAAATCAAAATAATCATAGGTAATATATATGGATAATCAGACAACTGCACCAGAGGTGCAATCTGAACAAACTACAGCTGTTGTTCAGAATAATACTGAGGCAACTGCTGAAGTAAATAATACTGTTCTTAGTGAACAGAATACTGAAACTAATTTTAAAGATTTAATTCCAGAAAGTTTTAGAGAAGAAAAATCTTTGAATAATTTTAATAACATGGAGGACTTTGTAAAAAGTTATCTTCATGCACAAAAACTTGTTGGAGCTGACAAAATTCCAGTTCCTAATAAGCATGCAACTGATGAGGATTGGAATGAAGTATTTAAAAGACTTGGTGCACCAGATACACCAGATGGCTACAAATATAATTTTAAAGATCAAGAAGTTGACGAAAACTCTGTTAAAGCATTTAATGAAACTGCACACAGATTAGGATTACTTCCTAAGCAAGCTGAAGGTTTAATTAAATTTTATAACGAGCTAAATCAAAATCAATCTCAAAGTTTAGAAGAACAAGCAACTCAAGCTCAAATGAGAACTGAAGCTGAACTTAAAAAAGAGTTTGGTCCTCAATATTCAAAACGATTAGACCAGGCAAAGAAGTTAGCTGTAAATTCTTTAGGAGAAGATTTCTTAAACGATACCATTTTAAAAGATGGATCAAGATTGGGAGATAACTTAACAGTTATAAAAGCTTTCTCTGAATTAGCAGATAAATTATCTGAAGATCCAATCATTCAAGGAGATGGATCTCAATATATGACTGCTAAAGATATTGAAAAAGAAATAACTGAACTAACACAAGAAGGATCTGCGTATTGGAATAAGACACATCCAAATCACAGAAAATCTGTTGAGGAAGTTCTTAAACTAAGAGAGATGCTCAATGGCTAATGAAAAGTTTGAACCTTCAGAAGATATTTCAGATGTGGAAATTAAACTTGAGTGTTTAAGATTAGCAACTGAATTTGGACCAGAGAATGATCGTAAAGATCCTCTGCCAATAGCTCAAAAATATTATGATTGGGCTACAAAAAATTCTAAGAGACAACCTGAAAAGACCTCTAAGAAAAAAGTCAAATTGGAGACTTAAAATCTAAAGACGAGATCCTCATACGAGGAAAATCAAATCGATTAACTTTAATCAACCAACATAGGAGGAACTTATTATGAGTTCAACTATTACAGAGGCATTCGTACAACAGTACTCAAACAATGTACAAATGCTATCACAACAAAAAGGTTCTTTGTTAAGAAATGTTGTTGATGTTGAAAATGTGGTGGGCAAGCATGCTTACTTTGAAAGACTTGGAGCAGTTACAGCTGTAAAAAGAGTTTCAAGGCATTCTGATACACCTCAAATTGACTCAGAACATTCAAGAAGAAGAATCAGTATGGTGGACTATGAGTGGGCTGACTTAATCGATAACCAAGATAAGATCAGAACTCTTATTGATCCCACATCAAACTATGCTCTAGCTGCTGCAATGGCAATGGGAAGAGCCATGGATGATGAAATAATCGCTGCTGTAACTGGAACTGCGTACTCTGGAGAAACAGGCTCAACTGCTGTTGCTCTTCCAAGTGCACAGAAAATTACAGAAGCTGGTACAGATGGATTAACAATCGCTAAACTAAGACAGACTAAAGAAATCTTAGACTTAGCTGATGTAGATCCTAGTTTGCCAAGAAGTTTTGTTTGCTCTCCAAAACAAATTACGAATTTGTTAGGAACAACAGAAGTAACAAGCTCTGACTTTAATACAGTTAAGGCTTTAGCTTCTGGAGAAATCAATTCATTCTTAGGCTTTAACTTTATTGTATCTAACAGACTATCGATTGCTTCAAGCAAAAGAGAGTGCTTAGCTTTCACTAACGATGCTATGAAATTGGCTTTAGGTCAAGACATCATGACAAGAATAGATGAAAGAAATGACAAAGGTTATGCTTTACAGGTTTATGTTTGCATGACTATGGGAAGCACAAGACTTGAAGACGAAAAAGTAGTTAGTGTGCAATGTCATGAAGCATAATAGGAGGATAGTAATATGGCTAGTGTAAAAGGTACTAACTTTACTAACATCACAGCTGATCCAGTAGTTAATACTGATAGTGGCGAGTGGTCTGGTAAATTAAGAGTGCAATACGATGTCTATGAAGCTTCTTCTTTAGCTTCTGGCTCAGACATCTCAGTTGCGAGATTACCAAAAGGTGCAAAAGTTTATGATGTAGTAATTCATCATGATGCTTTAGGATCTGGAGTAACTCTTGCAGTTGGAGATAGTGCTGATGCAGACAGATATATAACAGCAACAGCTGCTGCTACTGCTGGAAAAGTTATCATGTCTGAAGATGGTGCTATCGATGGTGTTGCATACGAACAAACAGCTGAAACTGATGTTTTAGTAACTACTGGTGGTGGTACAGCTACTGGAACTATTAAATGTCAAGTTATCTATGCTGTTGAGTAATCAATAACATTTTTGCCTGGTGGAGAAATCCTCCAGGCAATACTAATGAAATATATAGTTATTTTATATTTGTGTACCTTCAATGGTCCACAACCAGAGTGCTTGTTAGGTCAAGTACAAAAAGAAGAATTTAATACTTACAGCGAATGTATTTTAGAAGGCTACAGCTTATCAAGAAAAGCTTTGTCTGAATTAAATCATGAAGAAATAAACCAATTAAAATTAGCAATCAGATTTCATTGTAAAGAAATCATAGTGGAGAAAATATAATGGCATCAGTAGTAGATATTTGTAATTCAGCTTTAAACTTATTAGGTGCATCAACTATTTCAGCATTAACTGACGATAGTAAAAATGCTAGACTTTGTAATCAAAGATATGAACCAGTAAGAAATAGAGTATTTAGAGGTCATGCTTGGAACTGTTTAACTAAAAGAGTTCAATTAGCTCAAGATAGTACAGCTCCAGTTGTTGAATATTCTTTTCAATATACCTTACCATCAGATTGCTTGAGAGTTTTAAAAGTTCATACAGGTGTAACCGACAGTATTGAAAGTGATATAGATTATGCTGTTGAAGGAAGAAAAATTAAATCAAACGAAGGAACTCTGTATTTAGTTTATATCGCTATAGATGCAGATCCAAATAATTACGACACCTATTTACAAGAAAGTATTTCACATCAATTAGCAGCAGATATTGCTTATGCAGTAACTAACAATGCAACATTAGCTAAGAACTATATGGAAAGAGCTGATGAAAGATTAAGAGAAGCTAGATTTATTGATGCAACAGAAAATAGTTTAGGAACAATTGAGAGTAACGAATTTACTAACGCAAGATTGTAGATGACAACAGCATCTTTTGATCCAAGATTAATAGATAAATACAATGAACCAAAATCATTACTTCATTTTCAATGGGGAGATGACAGTAAAGTTTATCGATATGCTTTAGTAGAAATTATTGAGGAAAGTGAAATTGATCCTAAGACTAAATGTAAAAAAGATGAACAAGGATTAACTCAACAAGAAATTTTTAAAAAGATATGCCAAGAACAACTTTAGCATTAACTTCTTTTGTCTCTGGAGAATTTTCTGCCAAACTAGATGGAAGAACAGATTTTGAAAAATATTCTTCTGGAGTTAAAACTATGGAGAACTTTTTAGTTCATCCACAAGGAGCTGCTACTAGAAGAGTTGGCACACAATTTATTTCTGAAGTTAAAGATAGTTCAAAAAAATGTAGATTAATTCCTTTTGAGTTCTCTACTGAACAAACTTATATTTTAGAATTTGGAGATCAATACATCAGATTTTATAAAGACAAAGGTCAAATTTTATCTAGTGGTGTAGCTTATGAAATTTCATCTCCATACTTAGAAGCAGAATTATTTGATATTAAATTTGCTCAGTCTGCTGATGTTATGTACTTATGTCATCCTAATCATGATGTAAGAAAGTTAAGTAGAACTGGACACACTAATTGGACATTAGCAACAGTTTCATTTACTGGATCTCCATCTTTACCAATATCTGGTGCAGATGATAGACCAAGCTGTGTTTCATTCTTTGAACAAAGATTAGTTTTTGCAAATACAAATAATAATCCTCAGACTTTATGGTTTTCAAAAGCTGGAGATTACGAAAATTTTACTACTGGTACTAATGCTGATGATGCAATGATTTATACAATTGCTTCTAACCAGGTTAATGCCATTCAATATTTAAAAGCAGTAAGAACTTTAATTGTTGGAACATCTGGAGGCGAATTTACAGTTTCTGCTGATGGAACTGATGCAAGTATCACTCCAACCAATGTAACGATTAAAAGACAAAGTTCTTTTGGATCTGCTGGTGTGGATGCTATTCCAGCTGGGAATGCAGTTTTGTTTTTACAAAAAGCAAAGAGAAAAATTAGAGAGCTTGCATATAACTTTGATAGTGATGGTTATGTTGCACCAGATTTAACTATTCTAAATGATACAGTTACAAAATCTGGAATAACACAAATGGCTTTTCAACAAGAACCAGACAGTATTATCTGGTGTGTTAGAGAGGATGGAGTTTTAGCTGGTTTAACTTATCAACGATCTGAAAATGTAGTTGCTTGGCATAGACATATTTTCGGTGGATCTTTTGGAGATGGAAATTCTGTTTGTGAAAGTATTGCAACAATATCTGGAGATTTAACTGAAGATGAATTGTGGGTTATTGTTAAAAGAACAATTAATGGTGCTACTAAACGATATGTAGAATGTTTTTCAAATTTTGATTTTGATGAAACATCAGCAACAGATTTTAAATTTTTAGATAGCCACCTCTCCTACTCTGGATCTTCAACAACAACATTATCTGGTCTTTCACATTTAGAAGGACAAACAGTTTCTGTTCTTGCTGATGGATCTGTACATGCTGACAAAGTTGTAAGCTCTGGTGCTATTACTTTAGATAGAGCAGTTACTTCAGCTTGTGTTGGATTAAATTACGATAGTGTTTTACAGACAATGAGAATTGAAGGTGGAGCTGCTGAAGGCACATCACAAGGTAAAACAAAAAGAATTTCAAAAGTTGTTTTAAGATTATTTGAAACAGTTGGTGTTAAAGTTGGTCCAACATTAAATGATTTAGAGACAGTTCCTTTTAGAACAACATCCAGTAATTTATCAGCACCAGTTGATACATTGTTAGCTGGAGATAGAGAAATAGAATTTAGAGATGATTATAACTCAGATGGATTTATATTTATAAAACAAGATCAACCTCTACCTTGTTCGGTCTTAGCAATATATCCAACTTTAGTTACATCAGATGGCTAGTTATAAAATAGTTCCTTATTCAACAAATCATGGAGAAGAGATTATTGAATTTGGAATGAACGATAAATTGATGGATATAGATGCAAGCTTTACAGAAAATAGGATCGACTTTGCAATACCTGGTTTATCTTTCACTTTATTGTTTAATAATCAGCCTATTCTTTCTGGTGGCATTGTTCCTCTTTGGGATGGAGTTGGCGAAGGCTGGATATTATCAAGCAAAAGAATTTTTAATCACAAAATACAATCAGCGATCTCAGTTAAAAAAAGATTAGATCTTATTTGTGAAAACAACAATATTTGGAGATTGCAAACAGCAGTCAAAGAAGAATTTAAAACTGGCAAACGATTTGCTGAATGGCTTGGATTAAAATCCGAAGGTCTAATGCAAATGTATGGACCAGATAAAACTAATTATTACAGGATGGCAAAAATTTATGAGCTTCATAGGTAACATAGCAGCAGCACAAGGAGCAAAAACAATTGGTAAATATAATGAGGCAGTTGCGTATCAAGAGGCAGCTTATGCAAGAAAGAAAGCTGCTATAAAAGAAAAAGTTTATAATACAATTGAAAGACCAAGATTTGTAGATCAACAAAAACAACAATTTTCAAATTTCTTTGTAGATGCTTTAAGAACTGGAGCTGAATACAGAGAAGGAACTACTCCATTCTTAGTTGGTGTAAAAAATGTACAAAATCAATTATTCGATTTAGCAATGTCTGACTACAACAATGAAGTTCTTGTTAATGATCAGATTAATCAAAGTTTATTATTACAAGCTAAAGGTCAAGGCGAAAGATTAAAAGGCGATCTTACTGCTAGAACTGAATATATGAAAGCTGCTGGTAGCCTATTAACAATGGGTTACAATTCTCAACAAGCTGGTCAATTGGTAATTTCTTAATGGCAAAGTTACAAATCTTTAATAGCAACCAAAATGTCCAGGAGAGTGCAACACCAAGAACTTCTGCTCTTGCTTTACCTTTATCTTTAGCAACACAGCAAGGACAAGCAATATCATCATTTGCAAAAGCAGTTGGCAATATTCAAAATGATTTAAACAAAATAGAAAATCAAAATGCTGTTGATAGAGTTAAACCAGCAATTACTCAAAGTATCTATGAAGTGTTTGATAAAACTTCTAAAGAAAATTCAACACAAACAGCTTTAAAGAAATATTACGAATTAACAAATCCAAGTCTATATGAAAATCTTTACAAAGATCAAAATACAACAGTTAAGAAATTAATTAGAAATGAAATTTTAAAACAGAGAGATGGATTAGTTCCAAAACTATTTACTAAAGTTTCAACTGAACAGACTAATCAATTAGTTAATAATCTTAATGATAAGTTTAACGATAGCATTAAAAAAATGTTATCTAATGATCAAAACGATATGGCTATTGGCTCTATTGATTTTGAATTATTGTCTAAAAACAAATTCTACGAAGAACAGCTTGGAGCAAAAAATTTCAGACAGATAGTTGATGATGCTCAAAAACTTAAAAACAATTTACTTTTAGATTTAGACACTAAAATAAATCCAAGAAAAGTTATTGAGAGTGAACAAGAATTAATAGAAAAAGTTGGAACTGATGCTGCCAAAGATTTAATTGAAAAAGCAAAAGTTACTCTAAGAAAAAATCGTCAAGTAGAAGAAAGAAAAGATAGATTTGAAGAACTTGCTGATACCGATACTAAAGTGGGTGTTTTTACTAATGTCTTATTAAGAATTAATAATTACCAAAAAAATCCAACAGATGAAGAAGCTCTTAATGAACTTCCAACAGAAAGTGAATTATACGATCTTTTAGACAAAGGTTTAATCAACGAACCTATGTTTGCAAAATTATCAGTAGCTATGACTGATGAGGATGGTTTTTCTGATGATGAAACTTTAGCTTTAATAACAACTCAAATCTACTCAGCTAATACGATTGAGCAGTTGGATGAAATTGAAAAAGCATATATTGCAGATACAGATACTTTGAAAGCTCTTAACAATAGAGATCTAAGTTTATTTTCTGCTTATATTAATAAAGCTAAAACAGATTTTGAAAGCCACAAAGATTTTAAAGCTTACTCAAAACTAATTGATAGCAATATAGCTAATCTTAGTAATTTAAGAGAAAGAAGATCTGTCAAGTTTGCAGAAAATATTGCAACAAGAAAACAATTAATACAAATGGCATTCTATGAAAAAGTTTCAAATGGAATGTCTCCAAAAGATGCTTACTTGGATGTACTTCAAAATGAATTTGAATATGATGCAATTCCTAATCTAAATAATATTCCAGCACCTTATTATATGAAAGGTGTTGATTACTATTCTAAGATCAAAGACGATCCAGATTATTTTGCAAAACAAAATAAATTTGCTGCTGAACTATTTAACAACTCAAGAAAAACAAATAGAGATTTACAAGAATATATTAGCAACTTATCTAAATTAGATTTTTTAGAAGATGTCTTTGCTATTAGATACCAATTAGCTCCAGGAACTGAAGAAGATAAATTAAAAGAAGCTACTCAAACTGGAATAACAAGTTCACTTAAATTACCTGAATAATATGGAAAACAAAAATTTATTAGATGAAGTCTATTTACCAGAAATAGAAAAACAAAACTTTTATAACAGTAAGCCTTATCAATTATTAAAAGATAATGGAGGCGATCCAACAATATTAGAAAATTACGAAACAAAAGAAAAAACAACTTCAGTTACTTTTGATGAGTGGATTAATGAAGGTGGTAGTAAAGAGGATTGGATAGCAAAACATGCTGGTCCAGAAGTACAAAGAGATTTCTTCTCAGCTATGGGAGATTTTGTTTTAGATCTTGGTAAAGATGGAATTAGAAGTATAGCTGTTGGTGCAACTAATGGAGTAGATTTTGCAGTTAACCTTGCACCTGTATTAACTAAATTATATGACATGTCGCCTATTGGCTTGCCAGCTGGCACATTAGAAAAATCTGGTATTCAAGATGATATTGTTGCAAAAGCTACAGCTGCATCTGAAAAACTAGATGAGGCTAGAGAATTTCTAAAAAATTATAAAGATGATGGAAATGTAGTTTCAAAACTTGTCCAGGTCATGGGACAGGATTTAATGTACTCAGTTCCTATCTATAATAAATTAAAATCAGTTGGTATGCCTACTGTTCCAGCTTTTGTAATATCTGGTGGTTTAGGTGGTGCTATTGGTATTGAGAAAAAACTTAAATTTACTGGCGATGATACTGAACAATATAATTCTACATTTACACAAGATTTCTTTGGCAAAGATATTTCTGAACTTAAAAGATTAGTTGGAATATTACCTAACACTCCATACGATGAAATTGCAGATGAAGTAACACAAGCTTTTGAATATGGAGCTTTCTCTTATGCTATTCCAAAAGTCATAGATGCGTTTAAGTTTATGAAAAAGAATATTCCATATTTTGCTGCTGGTGGTGCTATGACTGTAGCTCCAACAGATGCAGAAGCTAATCCATTTAAAGCTATAACTAATGCAGTAACTAAAAGTCCAGTATTCAAATCAGCAGTTAAAGAAACTGTTGAACAAAAGATTACTAAAGGACCTGGAGATCAAATTTACAATACAATTAAAAATACTCCTGGTGTTAAAGAAAGTGAATTGAAATGGATTGGATTAGAAAGTTTTTTAAAAGATAAAAAAAATGTTTCTCAACAAGAGATATTAGATTTTATTGAAGCTAATAGAATTGATGTTAATGAAAGAAGATTTGGAGCAGCTGAAAGACAAGGAGATGAACCTAAAGATCTTAAAGATTTTACAGATGATGAATTTTTAAAATTAGAAAATAAAATTTTTGAAGATATTGAGGCTGGTCGTGTAAGAGATGAATATAGATATGTTGCTGATCATATCAGTTATTTAAGAACAGCTAATTTTCAAAGACTAGATAATTTTGGAATAAACAAAAAAGAATTTTACGATGATCTGCCATCTGAATTTACAGCTCAAAATTATAATATGAGTAATTACATGAGTGATAATTACTTATGGCGAGCTGTTGATGGATTAGATGATAGTTTTGCTAGTCCAATTGGATATGATTATTGGGAAAGTACATTTGCAGATTTTTATGAAGTTTTTGCAATTAAAAGTAAAAGCACAAATCAATTAGTTGATGATGCTCTTGAATTAGAACTTTACGAAAATTTTGCTCTAAAAGAAATGACACTTCCAGATGAGATGATTAGAAATGCTGATGTAAATAATGGCTTTCATATTCAATCAGATGCGTTTGATAAATTCAAAAAATATTTAGATGATAATGGAGCTTACATTGCAAGATATAACAAAATGGAAATTCCTAAAGATCAAAGAAAAGCAGTATTCAATGAAACGATGATTAGATCTAATGAGGAAATGTATTATCAAAATTCTGGAGATATGGACAGCATAAGCCAAGCTATGGAGGAATATGTTGGTGCTGGATTAAATAGAGGTAAATATGAACAATACACAGCTCCTGGAGGCGAAGCATATAGTGAAATAGTATTCACTCTTTCTAAAGGTGGAGAAAATCTTGGAAACACAATTCCTATTGAAACACCAGTTACTAAAAGAGAAACAGCATTTTCTCTTGGTCTAAGATCATCTCCTCACTTTGATGTATCTGGAGAAATAGCTCATGTAAGATTTAAAACTAGAGATCAAGGTAATATGAGAATTTTATCTGTTGAGGAAATGCAATCGGATTTAGTTCAAGCTGTAAAACAAAGCAATGAAAGAGAAATAGATCAGATGAGAACTAACTATCTAAGCAGAAGAAGCATGGAGCAGCAACAAGCTAATGTTTTTGAAAATATTTCAGAGGATGAAGTTCAAGCTTATTTAAAGAATAATGAACCAAAAGATATAATTAAAGACTTTCCATTTAAAAATAATTGGTACGAATTAGTATTAAAAAGATTAATCAGATATGCAGCAGATAATGGTTATGATGCTATATCAATTCCAAAAGCAAAAATAATTCAAGATAGATACAATCTAACTAGAAGAATTAACAAATTAAATATCACAGCTTATTTTCCAGAAAGACAAGAAATAGGAATTATGGGTAGAGATCAAGATGGAATTACTGAGTTTGATGATCTTTATACATTTGAAAAATTAAAAAAAGAATTTGGAGAAGATGTCCAAAAAAAAATAATTGATTTAGCATCTAAATCTGAATTGGATGATGCTCTCACAAGAGCAGAAACAGACTATAAAGCAATAGTTGATGGCGATGATGAATATCCATCTTTAATTTTAGACAAAGCTATAGAGATTGGTGGTCAAGGAAAAGCAAGATTATACAATAAAACAATTCCAAGCTTTCTTAAAAAGTATGGCAAGAAATGGAATGCTAAAGTTTTTGATGATGAGATTAAAACAAGTGATGGCATAATATCTGGCAAAGCTGAAGATAGATTTATGCCTGTAACAATTATTGAGATCACTCCAGAGATGAAGCAATCAGTACAAACTACATCTCAACCATTGTTTGAACTGTTTGGTGGAGTGTCAATCGGAAGTTTAATATCTGAGAGTGTATCAGATAACATGAAAAACAATATTATTTCACAAAACACAAATTAATAGTAATAAATAAATATCTTCAAATATTTGTTTTTACAAATTTAGGAATTTCAAAACATGGTAGCTAAGTCAATTGCAAAAATCCTTGGTGGAGGTAAGCCAAAACCAAAACAATTTCCAGAAGGATCAAAGTTTAATAAGGAAGAAGCACAGACATTATTACAAGAAGCTCAAAAAAAAGTTGAGAAGATAGAAGCTCAAGAAATTAAACCAGTTAATACTGCTGATTTAGTTAAGAGCTCAGATGATTTAGTTATCTCTGGATCTAAAGTTGCTCCAGTTTTAACACCACAAAAAGTAATTAAAAAAACAGTTTCTGCTCCAAAATCATCTAAGCAAAAAGTAGATGAATTTTTAACAGAGGAAGAAAAAATTTTAAATGAAGCAGATCTTTCTCCACAAAAACAATTAGATGAATTTAATATAAATACATTCAATACAAGTGAGGATGTATTAAGATCAGTTAATGTTATCTCAAGACAATATAAAGATGATATTGCACAAAGGACCAGAGGAACTGTAACCTGGAAAGAGACAAACGAATTAGCTGAGATCCTTGGAGAAAATGCTGAAACATTAGCTGGTAATTTATTAAAGCTTAGACCTGGATCGCCATTAAATGCTACTGAATTAAAGGCTGCAAAAAACTTAGTTATTTACCAACATAAAAAATTAACTGAACTTGCTAAAAGAATGAGGTCTGAAGAAGCCTCAGATAAACTTGCTTTAGAGTTTGCAAGACAACATGCAGTAACAGCACAATTAACAAAAGTTTTTAAAGGTGCACAAACTGAAGTAGCTAGAGCATTAAATATTTTAAAAGAGCCTGTTCAAGAAGGTGCAATAAGAAATTTATCTTTAGATGAATTGAATAGAAGTAATATCTTGATGCAAGTTGGTGGTAAAGAAGCTATGCAAAATGTAGCTGATCTTTATTTAAGAACACCAGGATTAAGTAAGAAGATTACATTTACAGAAAAAAGTCTTGCTGCAAAAACTTCTGATGCCTTAGTTGAAGTATTTTTAAATAATATCTTAGTTGGAATACTTACACATATTAAAAATGTAGGTGGTAACTTCATATTCAAATCTATTCAAAGAGCTGAAAGAAGATATGCCTCTAAAATGTATGGTGGCAAAACAGTAGATAGTGTTGCTGAATTTGAAGCAGATGCTGCTGCATTTGGAGAACACTTGGCAACAACTAATATGTGGAGAGCATTTAGTGCTGATTTTAAAAAATTAAATTTAAAAAAACCTCTTCAAAGTTACAAAAACTTTCCAGGCATGAATAGTTCAATAGCTGGAACTAAATACGAAGCTCCACCAGATGCCTTTTCAGCAAGAGGATTTGGCATGAAGCAAGAAAGTGTTTTAGGTAAATCAGTTGATGTACTTGGAAAGATTTTAACTTTTGACAGACTGCCATATAAGTTTTTACAAAATGCAGATAACTATTTTAAAAATGCTGCTTATCAAAGTGAACTATATGCTTTAGCTTACAGAGAAACTTTAAAGTTAGTTAAGTTAAATAATATCGCAAAAGAAAAAGCTCCAGATGTATTAGCATCATTAATAACTAATCCACCTGAATTTATGACAAAGGCTGCTTATGATGCTGCCTTAGAAAAAACTTTTCAAACTCCATTAAGCAAAAGAAATGATGCAGTTGGAGATATAACAAATTTAGTATCAAACATTAAAAATGCAAAAGTATTAAATCCAATAACAATTATTACTTCTCAATGGTTTCCTTTTTTAAGAACTCCAGGAAACATTGTTGGAGTATCAATTGAAAGAACTCCTTTTATGGGAGCTAACAGAGTTTTAAGAAGTTACAGAGAAGCTCTTGCTAGAGGTGGTGCTGATGCAGAGATGGCAAAAGCTAAAGCTGCAACAGGCTGGGCTTTTATGGCAACTTTTGTACCTCTTGGTTATTTTGGTTACTTTGGTGGATCTGATGCAGATCGATATGCTGGCAGAGATAAGTATTTATTAAAGCAAGCATCTGGCAAACAGCCAAAAAGTTTTAGGTATCATAATTTTATAAAAGAGAACTTTCCACAAGTTGCTGAACTAACTGGCTTAACAGGTAACAAACTTCAATTAAGTTTAAATGGATTTGAACCAGCTGTTTTATTAGCTTCTAATGCTGCTGATATTGGAGCAATTCTTGCAAGGTTAAGAGATGATTGGCGAGGTTATGATACTGACAAAGTAAGAATGATCTTAGATTTCTATTCTGCTTATGCAGTAGCTTTTGGAGAAAACATTTTAAACTCTTCAGTTTTATATGGCTCTTCAAAATTAATAGACATGATCTCTCACTTAAAAATGTCTGAAGATAAAGACATGGTTTTAAAAGAGTATGGAAAAAAGATGGTTGCCTCCTCTACTCCATTTATGACTTTTTTAAATCAGTTTGAAGATTTAGGTAAAGAAGAAATTGAAACAGAAAAATATGGAATTGTTAATAAAGATGATTTCGTAAAATTAAACATCGAATTTAAAGATATGATCCAGAAAAACTTTCCTGGATTTGAAAATGATTTACCTTTAGATGTGGATTGGCTTGGAGATCCTAGACCTAAGTTTTCTGTATTATCTTCATATACTGAAGATCCAATAAATATAGAAGCTGCTATAATCGGTTATGAACCAAGACCACCAAGAAAGAAAATTCAGATTACTGTTGAAAATGTAAAAACTAAATATGGAGATCTTTCATATCCTATAACAGTAAATGTACCTTTAAAAAATAAAGAGTATGCTTTGTATGATTACAACATCGGTATCAATACAAAAAAATATTTAAAAGAATTAATTAACTCAGAAGAATACAAAAGCTTAACAGATAAAGTTGAGAAAAAAGATTTATTTGCAGATGAAGTAACTTTTGCAAAAAAAGAGATTACTGAAGAATTTAAAACAGAAGCTAATCCTTATTACAACGATATTTATAAAAGAGCTGAAAAGCTTGCTCTTCAACAATGGTCTGAAGAAAACAATTTAAAGATGGAGTAACAATTGACTATATCAACAACTACAATCAAAAACAGTTATAATGGAGATGGCTCTACAACAGCCTTTACTTATACTTTTAAAGTAGCTGATCAAAATGAAATTGAAGTAATTATTAGATCTTCCAATGGAACTGAAACAGTAAAAACTTTAACTACTCACTATACAGTTAGTGGTGTTGGTAATGCTGGTGGTGGTACTGTTACATTCACATCTGGTAATATTCCAGTAAGTGGAGAAACAGTAGTTCTTAGAAGAGATACAGATATTACTCAAACAATGGATCTAATTGATAACGATCCAATGAGTGCTGATACTATTGAAACAGCACATGATAAGTCTATTGCTATTGCACAAGAGCTCCAGGAGCAGATTGATAGATCTATAAAACTATCAAGAACCAATACAATGACATCTACAGAATTTACTGTGGATGCTGCTACAAGAGCAAATAAAATTTTAGCTTTTGATGATAATGGAGAGATTTCTGTTACTCAAGAACTTGGAACTTTTGTTGGAGATTGGTCAAGTGGAACTTCTTACAATGCTAGAGATTTAGTAAAAGATACTTCTACAAATAATATTTTTATCTGTACTACTTCTCATACATCAAGTGGATCTCAACCATTAACTACAAATACTGATAGTGCTAAGTGGTCCTTAATTGTTGATGCTGCCTCTGCAACATCATCAGCTACAGCTGCTGCTGCTTCTGCTAGTGCTGCTGCAACATCAGAGACTAATGCTGCAACATCTGAGAGCAATGCTGCTACATCAGAGACTAATGCAGCTACCTCAGAAACTAATGCTGCTACTTCAGCTACAACTGCATCTACAGCTGCTACTAATGCTGGAACATCAGAAACTAATGCAGCTACATCAGAAACAAACGCATCAACTTCAGCTACAGCTGCTGCAAGTTCAGCAACTTCTGCTGCTTCATCAGCTACCACAGCTACTACTCAAGCAAGTGCTGCAAGTACATCTGCAACTAATGCAGCCACATCTGCAAGTAATGCTTCAACTTCAGAAACTAATGCAGCTACTTCTGCATCTAATGCTGCAACATCAGAGACAAATGCTGCAACATCTGCAACTACAGCTACTACTCAAGCAACCAATGCTGCAACATCTGCTACAAGTGCTGCATCAAGTGCAACAGCAGCTCAAACTGCTCAGACAGCAGCAGAGTTAGCTTTAGATAATTTTACAGATATTTATTTAGGAGATTTTTCTACAGCTCCAACAGTTGATAACGATGGAGATCCATTAGCAGTAGGAATGATGTATTATGATATTTCATCGAACCAACTTAAAATTTATTCTTCTAGTGGATGGCAAAATGCTGGTTCATCAGTTAATGGAACATCTGGTAGATATACTTATACTATTTCTGGTACTCCAACATCTGTAACTGGTGCTGATGATGATGGAAATACTTTAGCTTATGATGCTGGATTTATTGATGTCTATCTTAATGGTGTAAAGCAAGTTAATGGAACTGATGTTACAGTTACCTCTGGCGATACAGTTACATTTGCATCAGCTTTATCAAATGGCGATATTGTAGATATTGTAACTTTTGGAACTTTTAATGTTGCAACAATAGATGGTTCAGCAATCACAACAGGTACAATTAATAATGCTAGATTAACTGGATCTGGTGCAATTACTATTAATGGATCTGCTGTATCACTTGGAGGATCTGTTACTATTGGAGAAACAAAACCGACTATTTCAAGTATTAGTCCATCAACAATAACTAATGCTCAAACCTCAATTACTATTACTGGATCTAATTATTCTTCAGTTCCTCAAGTAGAATTTTTAAATCCTTCAACTGGTATTTGGTATTTGGCAGACACAGTTACATTTAACAACTCAACATCATTAACAGTACAAGCAACATTATCTGTTGATGCTACATACAAAATTAGAATTGAAAATCCAGATGGTAATGCAGTTTTATCAAGTACAAATATATTAACAGTATCAGATGCACCTACCTGGACAACAGCTGCTGGAACACTAGGAACTATTGCTGGAGATTTTTCTGGTACTTTAGCAACAGTAGTTGCAACATCAGATAGTGCTGTAACTTATTCTGAAGTATCTAGTCCATTGGTATTAACAAATGCAGCTCAAGCTAATTGTTCTTTAAATAGTTCAACAGGTGCAATTACAACAACAGATTTTGGAGGCAGTTCTACTACTGCAACAACTTATAATTTTACAATCAGAGCAACAGATGCTGAAGGTCAAACAGCAGACAGAAGTTTTAGTTTGACATCATCATTTGGTGCAACAGGAGGAGCACAGTTTAACTAATGGCAACACAATTAAGCAGAACATTTGGCTCACAAGGAAATCAAAGAAAATTTACAATTTCTACTTGGGTTAAAAGAAATAAATTAGGTACACAACAAGCAATTTTTGGTTCTGGTGGAAGTGGTGCTTATGCTACTAATATGTATTTTTCAACTATTAATGAACTTCAGTTTTGGAATTATTTTGGTGGTGCTTATGCAGGTTATAAATACTCAAGTGCAGTTTTTAGAGATACTTCAGCTTGGTATCATATAGTTTTTAGAGTTGATACTACATCAGCTACAGCATCTGAAAGAATGAGAATTTATGTAAATGGAGAAGAAATTTCTTATTCATCAAGTGTCAATCCTAATCAAAACCAAACTATGGAAATTGGTCATACAGGAACTCATTATATAGGTGGTTATGGAACTGGAGCAGAAGCTGAAATGTGTATGTCGCATTTTCATTATTGTGATGGTCAAAGTTATGCACCTACAGAATTTGGAGAATATGATGCCAATGGTGTTTGGAAAATTAAATTAGAACCAAGTGTATCTTATGGAGTAAGTGGTCATTTCTTATTTAATAATGATGCTTCAGTTACAGACCAATCTGGTCTTGGTAACAACTGGAGTGTTAATAGTGGTACATTAACTCAAACTGAAGATAATCCTTCAAATGTTTTTGCTACATGGAATCCTTTAGTTAAACAAGGTACAAGTAGCAATACAACATATTCTAATGGAAATACTACTATAGATTTTCCTGCTGGTGGTGATGGAAATATGTATTCAACATTAGGATTTAGTTCTGGTAAATATTATTTTGAATGGAAAATAAATTCTTTTACAGCAGATAGAGGTCATAGTGTTGGCTTATATACTAGCGATAGATTAACTTCAGGTTCTGGTAGTGATAGTGTTCTTTTACAATTTTGTAAAACTGGAAATACTAATGCTATTAATGCTTTTGGTTCAGCTGTGCAAACTGGTTTAGCATCTTTTTCAAATGGAGATATAATAGGTGTAGCAGTAGATGCCGATAATGGAACTGTAGATTTTACTAAAAATGGTTCTACTTATGGTTCGCAAGTAACTGGATTGAGTTCAAATTTTAGTGGTAAAGATTTATTTTTTGGTGCATTAGGAGAAGGTCATCCAACACTAGTAAGAGTTTTTAATGCTTCAGCAAACTTCGGCAATGGCTACTTTGGAACTACAGCAGTAGCTAGTGCAGGAACTAACGCAAGTGGTATAGGAATATTTGAATATGATGTTCCAACAGGTTATACTGCTTTATCAACCAAAGGATTAAATTTATAATGGCATACACTACAATTAAAAA